TTATCAGTTCTATTGTTGGCCCAGTGTATAATGTATGGGCACAATCTCTTGCTGGTAAGGCAGAACTGCAGAAAGCGGAATATACCCGACAGGTAGCAGTGCTGGAAGCACAAGCAAAAAAAGATTCGGCACAACAACTTGCTGATGCTGAGGTGATCCGTGCTCAAGGTGTTGCCAAAGCAAACCAGATCATTGGTAATAGTCTGAAGGACAATCGTGAGTATCTGCAGTATCTGTACATTACTGGACTGGAAGAAGGTGCAAACAAAGGTAATGTGACGATCTACGTTCCTACGGAGAATGGTCTTCCTGTGCCAACTCTCTCATACGATAGGAAATAAATAATAATACCTGATTTGACCGCAATCTATCAGGATGGAGGAGAGAAATCTCCTCCTTTTTAATATAAATACATATGCGGTCAAATTAGAGTAGAATGAAAGGCACTATCTATTGTGTCTATTGTATTTCAACAGGAAAGAAATACATAGGGCAAACAATACAAAAACTACAATATAGAATAAATGACCACTTTTGTAGGTCTTCTAACTCACAATATAAATTTCACCGTGCCATAAAGAAATATGGTAAAAATAACTTCATTTATGGTGTGATTGAAGAATGTGATTTTGATTTGATAAATGAAAGAGAAATGTATTGGATAAGAATATATGATACATTTAAAAATGGATATAATAGTGATACTGGTGGAATGAATGGTAGGTTACTTTCGGAAGAGACCAAAAGTAAAATACAAAAGAAAACAAGAAAACAAAATAATCCAAGATATGGGATAAAACTTGATAATGATTTGAAGGAAAGAATAAGGGAATCAAACGCAGAGTATGAATATCATATAATAGAACTTGAGAACAACATTACACATAAGACAAAAAGTTTAAGAGATTTTTGTAAAAGATATGACTTGAAAAGAGTAAATCTTACAAGAACTTTCACGGGAAGATACAAACAGCACAAAGGTTTTAGAATGGTGAGTAAGGTGCCACTTTAAGAACTGGCACACTATACTCCCACAAGACCCTCCTGATGCTCTATAATGACTTCATACAAAACAACCCCAATGATTGACCCACAAATCACTGACGAACAAATCAAAAAGATTTTTGAGGACTTCTGTGAAGAAGATAAAACTATGGACTTTGGAAACTTTCGTATGGCAGTGAGAATGATTCAGCACACAATCGGACAAAACGCACTCAAATGACTGATACCCAAAAGATTGAAGCACTGACTAATCTTCTAGACAACGTGATTCACTCTCTTAATATGAAACAATATGAGATTGAAGATGCAAATGAATCTCATCAATGTGAGGTAGAAGCAGATAACTACTACCAACAAATGCTAGACATTCTTTATTCCAACAATCAAAACTGAAATGACTTTTCTACTTGGAGTGGGACTAGGTTCTCTACTTACAATTGGTGCAGCATTTATATTTGCTGCCGACCAAAATAACCTTGACGAAGGCGACGAAAACTATTACAATTAAGAGGTAATTTACAAATACAAATGACAAAGTTTCTGTATATCGTCGATTATTATGCACCCTCTTCTCATAGTGATGGTGGATTGCTAAATGTAATTGCCGAAAATGATGATGAATGTTTTGACTTGATTGTTGATTGGGACAATGAAGAATGGACGGAGCAATATGGTAAGTTGAGGGAAAACGTAATTAAAGCACAACGATTTTCTCTTGAAAACGAAGAGCAATCACGAGTAGTAGAAACTTTCATTGTATAATCAATGACAAATCACGTTATGCACACCAATAAAATGTTGTTTGATCTGAAGACTCAATATCAAACACAAATTAGTCGTCTTCAGAATAAAATCAACGAACAAGAAGAAGAGATTGCTAAACTCAAAACTTTAATTTCTCTTCTGTGCGTCGAGAAGGAATATGAAGTATGACCCTAAAGTAAATGACTATGTTGAGTGGAAACCTCACATCAAAGGATGGATTTACTACAAAGATGATGAGTATCTGACTATTGAAACTAGAGTTCATCCAAAAGATGATATAAATCTTTTGGATGCTCCATTTCATGCAAATAATAGACTTCTTGTTGTTTGTTATAAAAGTGATTGGGAAAATCTAAAATATATTAAGTCACGCAATTCAATCTATGATGAAGAGGAAAACTCTGTTTCGTCTCATTTCTAAAGCACTTGGGGAAAAAGCGAGTGAATGTGATAAAGAGGCAGATAAAGTTGCAATAATTCGACTTATCATGTTTCTGTCTATTTTTATCACAAACTGTTTTATTGTCTTTAACGCAGTAAGAACTCATATAATTCAAGCAGAACCAAAACCTGTTAAATGTATTATCGAATCTTCTGTTCTTCCAGTGTATCAAACACCAGAACCAAGAAAAACTAATAGACCATTTGAATTTGAGTAAATATAAATATTACCATAGTGCTCCAAAATACAAATGAATTCAAAAGATATTCGTGCTTTACAAGAATCTTATATGAATGTTTATCAATCTCAACAAATTGAGGAAGGTCTTCGCTCTGCTGTAAAAAAACTTCTTGGTGGTAAGAAACAAGAGGTAGAAGCACCCAAACCCGAAAGTAGAGGTGAATTTCTCCGCAGAAGATATAATGTTGGTCCAGAAAGATCTGATACTTCTGCAAAGAGACAAATTCTCAATAGGTCTCGTGCAAGAGCAGAAAGAGACCAAGAGAAATATGGTGGTTCTGTATATACTAAAAAAGTCGCTCAGCAATCTGCAGATGCACACGATCGTTATTTGAAAGCGGGTTATAGTAAATATGGTGCTGATCTGAAACACGGTAGAGGTAATAAAGCAGCAAAAAGAGCAGCAGCACTTCAGAGAGAAGATATTGAATGGATTGTAGATGCTCTCATTGATGAGGGATATGATCTTTCGTCATACACTTGGGATGATATGTATGAGATTTGCCTTGAGGAATTGAATGAAGAAGAAAAGTGGATTCAAAAGGCAATCAAAAAACCAGGTTCATTAAGTAAGCAACTTGGTGTTCCTGAAGAGGAAAATATTCCAACAAAGACATTAAGATCTGCTGCCAAAAAAGGTGGTAAATTAGGAAAAAGAGCAAGACTTGCACTCACACTCAAAGGTCTCCGTAAAGAAGAAATAGATCTTTATGATACTATTTTTTCTCATCTCCTCGATGAAGGATATGCTGATTCTGAACCAGCAGCAGAAGCAATTATAGAATATATGAGTGAAGAGTGGATTGATAGTATCATTGAAGAAAAGAATGAGAATGAGAATGAGAAAAAGAAGTGGAATAAAGGTCAAACTCTAAAAGATCCTAGAGCGCAAAAAATATATGATCGTATGACTGGATCAAAGCAGTCAAAATAAAGTATGAGAGGGTCTAAGTGCCCTCTTTTTTTATAAATATCTAAAAAGATTAGGATAATGAAAACCTTTACGCAATTTAATGAGGATGTAAATAGACTCACACAGAGAAGACAACAACTGCGTCAAAGGCAATTGGATCAAATGCAGGCATATAAAGATAGAGTATCAGCATATAGAGAAAGATCTCAAAATCAAGAGAAAAAAAGACAAGAAAAAGAACAACTCAAGCAAGAAATTAAAAGAGAATTACAAACAGAGCAAACTCCACATATGGAGCCTAGTGAATACAATAAGCAAGTTGCAAGACAATCTGCTCGTTGGAAAGGACAGCAAATTAGACAATCTCATGATGAAATGGAGCGTGAAGCATACGCACAACTATCTGCAAAAAAACAAAGATTAAAGGATATTGTAAATCGTTGAGTGGACGATTGGGAAACCGTCCATCACCCCTTCCCAAACCTCCCATTTTGGGGTATGATACTTAAGTTCAGATGAGAGAGGTCAATGGACGATTTTGATGATTTCCAAGTAGAAGAGACTTCTGGTTTTGATTTTGCAGAAGCATCTTTTGATGGTTTCCTTGATGAAGAAGATGAAGATCAAACATTCAATTCTTTTCTGAAGTCCAATTACGATTATTGAAATTAATGACTGATACTGTAAATGTTCTCCCGCATCTTCAAGAACTTCAACAAATTTGGAGGCGGCAAGATTTTAGTTTGAATAAACAACAACAAGAAGAGTATGATATGCTTCTTCAAGCGCGGCGAGAGAGGGTAAAATACTTCTATGACAATGGATTAGTCTCCAAAGGTCGCGCCAAAGCGGACACTCCCTGAACTGGCACAAGACCGCTGGACCTACGGGGGTTTCCCTGCTACAATACACTCATACAAAACAAACCCACTCTATGAAGTACGTTGTTGATCTCTACGTTGGTGGTAAAGTCTTTAAGGAAGAAGTGCAAGCAACCAATCCACAAGATGCACGTCAAACTGCACTTGCGAGAAATCCCAAAGCAAAAGTAGTTGGTGTTAATGTTTCCTTCAAGTGAGTTCAATGACTACTAATTTCGCTAATTCAAATCTTTCTAAGATTCGTCCCAAACTTCGTACTCAAGGTGTTGTATCTGGAAATTTTGGACGTGCGAAGGTAAAATCAGGTTCTTCTCTTAAAGAACTTGGTGTAACTAATGTTAAAGTAGTCAAATGCACCAAGCAAGATGATTATCTTAATCGTCTTTACAAAGCATTTGATGCTACTGAAGATCCTAAACTGAAGAAGTTTATTTACACTGAAATCCGCAAAATCCACGTTCAAAGAGGAGAATGGTGATGAGTGAAATACGAACTGGAATACTTGCTGAATGTGATATTCAAAGAGCAGTGAAGCAGCATCTACTTAATTGCTTGAAACGTCCAGAGTATTACAATTATCCTCACGCAGATCTGGTTGCAGACTACACTGAAAAGATTAGGAAAATTGATGAATTTCTAGAGAAGTTTGATAAGTAGTCAATTATACACACGTTGAGTGTATAACTAATACTACTGTGCCACTTCTTTTAGTGGCACAATAACCTTTACGGGGTACGATAATCGTGTTATGATTCATTCATCAAGTCAAGGAGGTTTCAATGTTTATTAGCAATCAAAATCCAATCAATGACTATGAAGATTTCGCAATGAATTATCTTGGCATTGATCTTGAAGATTACGTTGAACTCATTGGCGATTATGAAGTCAAAAATGAGGAACTTGATTACTCTTTGAGTGTTTGATACTTAGAGACCAACATAGTTTGGTCTCTATTCTGGGGAATTAGTTTAATTAGTAAAATCTATCTCTTGCACAGATAAAAAAGCGGGGCAGAACCGCTATTCTCCATAGTCCATTTAATAATTTCTAAAATGACTATCCAACAAATCGAAAAAGTTGATTGTGATGAGTTTGGAATAGTTACTGTAACTGCGATTGTTGAAGATTCTATCTTGGCACACGATCAAACTCTTTATGATCCACCAGAGTTTGGACCTGGTTTATGTGAAGCATCATTTGAGTTAGATGAAGAAGAAATGCTCCCTGATAATGAGTATGAATTGATTCAATACCTTGACAGACTTGATTTGGATTGGATTTTAATAGATACTAGTGTCTACTAATCAAATCAATGAAAGACTTAACATTAGATGAGATGCGTGAGATTGCTGCTGAAAGAGAAGCAGCAAATGAAGCACTACTAAAACAGCAGCAAGAGGATGATGCAAGGGACACTTCTTCTAGTGTCCCTATAGACGCCCACAGACCCCTCTGATGCCCTATCATAGTCCTATGAGACATCAAGGCAATGACTACTCCAAATTGGCAACACAATTCAGGAAAGGATAAGACTACAAAAGGAACTTGCAAGGGGAAACTCAAAGCAAGGAAACAAGCATTGCAAGCACTCAAACTTAAATTGAACGTAAAATGACTCTTTCCGTTTCAACTGTCCGCAAACTTGCAGATACTCTTACATCTGAAGTGGTAGAGGATGTTCTTTCAGATCCGCGAGTAATTGAACTTCTGCAAGAGGTTATTCCAACAAGCATCAAAAATCACATGGGAGAAGTGGAGGGGGATCTTCTTTATGAACTCTCGCTTTGCATTATGGATAGTATCTATCTAAAAACTACCAATAATAAAGAGGGACGCTTCTTCTAGTTTCCCTCTTTTTAACTTTTTACAATAAACAAGCACAAAACAAATTCAATGTTTAAGACAGACGGTTCGGTTCATCATGGTGGAGTCAAAAATGAGAACCAGACTATTTCTATTCTTAATGAGTTGAAAATCTATTCTTCCACTGTTAAAAAGCGTGGCGGAACCACTCAAAAGGCAGATGCTGTTGCTGGTGATAAGAAAATTAGTATCAAGCGCAAAGAGGGTATCACAAACGGGTCATTTGACTGGTTTAACACCAGCAAGTATAATGATGTATTAGGTAACACTTTTGATAAATTTCTTTCTACTATGAAAGAAATGCGTTCTATATCCAAAGACCTCATTAAAGATGATGAGTTTATTCTAAAAGTAAGGGATAATTTCAATCAACTATGTGAATTGTCTTTGGATATTCTGAGTAGTGATCAAATTATCACCATTCTACGTCGTGGTTTGATTGAGGCAAATAGTGATTTTGATGTCGTAATTACCGACACTAAAACTAATACCCTGTATGTGTTTGGCGTAGAACAGCATCCTGCTGTTGATTACATCAATCAAGGATTTACTGTGATTCTTCGAGGAAAAGGGAAATCATCCCGTAAAGTACTATTTTCTGATGGCATAAATCTTTATGATTGTGGTCTGCGTATTCGTGTTACGAGTAACAATGGTATCAACGCCTTTCTTGGTCTAAGTAAAGCAAACAAGAACTCTCAGGTCGTAATCAAACTTCAGCAAGATAAAGTTAAACAACTACTTACATCAACCAAAGCAAAGAACTATGACTATTCAAATTTTACAGCAGTCTGCAGAGAAGATGACCAAAATTGATCAAACATTTGATCTCATTTATATGGACCCTCCATTTGGATTGCAGAGGGATTTTAAGATGCTAGAGCAAGATGGTGAAGAAAAAGGATTTTCAGATAATTGGGAATCCTTTGATGATTATATTGATTGGTATGCAGATATTATTAATAAAGGATGGTCTATTCTCAATAAGAATGGATGGATATATCTTCACAATAACTTTATCGGCAATGCACTTGTCTTATCTAAAGTAAAAGAGGAAGTTCGTAATTCTTTTTATACCAATATCTCTTGGAAACGAAGCGGTCCAAAAAATAACATTAAGAATGGATGGGGTAATATAGTAGATTCAATTATGGTGCTTAGAAAAGGAAATCCATACTTTGAAGTTGAATATACAAACCTTGATTCAAAGTATGAGAAGAATAGTTTCAAAAATAAAGATGAAAAAGGATTCTATGCTCTTGCTAAAACTACAGGAGAAAAGAGTCGCCCTGGAAGAAAGTATGAATTCAAGGGTTATAACCCAGAGTATGGTTGGAGAGTGAGTGAAGATATGCTTGTAGAAATGGATAATAATAATCTTCTACACTTTGGAAAGAATACAATTTATAAGAAAATCTATTTGGAAGATAATAAAGGTGTTCCCGTTCAAAATCTATGGGATGATGTTTATTTCATCTCTCGCAGTGAATCAAACAAGCGTAAATACCCTACACAAAAACCACTCAAACTACTAGAGAGGATTATTAAGTCTTCTTGCCCTGAGAATGGATGGGTATTAGATCCATTTGCTGGTTCTGGTACAACAGCAATCGCATCACAACTTCTAGGAAGAAACTGTATTACCTGTGATATAAACCCACAAGCAATTCAATTAGTAACTGAGGCAACGCAAGAAACAACAGATATTCTCTCTTTTATTGGATAGGGTAGGGACACTTTCCCAAGTGTCCCTACAGACCCCCACAGCGCCCTCTGATGCCCTACAATACAGGGACACAAGCAAAGGAGACCTGATGATTGTTTCTGAGGTGTTCCATTACACTACCTCTCGTTGGGATTGGCACGATTGTAATGTAAATCAGATGTGGATTGAAGAGATTGAGGAATCTCCTGATTGCTATAAGTATGTTGCTGTTGCTTACAATCCTCGCAAGGATGCAAGTATGGTAATGTCAAATCCTAGAGGATACTTTGATACTCTTCAATGGGTTAAAAAGTTTTGTGGGTCTTTTTGTATTTTGCCATAATTTATAAATAATAGTGCTTTTGTTTGTGGTTATTCAAGAGCAAAGAGTGGGAGCAGAAATGCTCCTTTTCTTGTATAAATAGTATTACCACAAACAAAAAGCAGATGGAATACTACACTTACGCATATTTGCGTGAAGATGGAACACCTTATTACATCGGAAAAGGTAAAGGTGATAGGGCATACAGAAAATATAAAGGGGAAGTTAATCCACCAAAAGTCAAATCAAGGATTATTCTCTTAAAACAAAATATAACCGAAGAAGAAGCATTTAAGCACGAAATCTATATGATTGCTGTGTTTGGTAGAAAAGATTTAGGAACTGGTATTTTAAGAAATAAAACTGATGGTGGAGAAGGAAAAGGTGGATATATTACTAATAAAAATACTAGAAAAAAATTAAGTGAGGTAGGTAAAGGTAGAATTCATAAAGAGGAAACAAAGAAAAAAATAGGAGATGCTCATAGAGGAAAAGTTATGAGTGAAGAATCACGAGAGAAAATGAGTGCAGCAGCAAAAAATAGATGTATTGTGAATGAAGAAACGAGAACAAAAATGAGTAATTCGCAAATAACAGCAATGAAAATTTCATTTATAATAACTTTTGCTGATGGTAATCAAATTACTATTTTTGGAATAAGAAAATGGTGTAGAAATAATGGAAAATATAACTATTCAAGCATAAAAAGATTATTGAAAGGTGAAACTAAAAAATATAAAGATATTATAGCAATCAAGAAAGAAAATGTGCCCCAAGTGCCACTTGTAGGACCGTCCATAACATCCCCCAAACCAACCCCTGCCGTGCTATGATTACGGAGTAATCAAAAAAGATGCTGTTTGATTATGCTCTACGACATTCATATTGAGTTTAAGGATGGAACTGTTGAGAACTTTCAACGCAAAAGCAACATCAAACCTCTCAACTGTGTCAAACTAAACGATAAGATTGCTAATGAAATCTTTCCCCGTGAGTGGAAAGAAATTACATCCAAACCTGTTTATTGATTATGACTATCAACTTCTCCCGTCTGTCTGCTGGTATCTACGAGATTCAGAAGGATTCTAACACCGTTGGATTCATCCGTAAAGCAAATGCTACCAAATGGATTGTTGCTGATGTTGTAGATACTCCTCAACACGTTACAAAAACTCTTAAAGAAGCAAAGGATGCTTGTATTAACCTGATTATCTTTGATGAGGTAGTTGACAAGGTAGAAGAAAGTAAGTATAATACCTTTGTCGAGGTTGATAGGAATAGTGTAGAGACTTCTAAGGTATTCAAAGAACCTACTCTAGACCCTATCGTATTCTGAGTGCCACTTGTAGAACCGTCCAGCATCTCTCCCAAACCCAAGGGAGAGATGCTATACTGTATGAATACAAATTGATTGATGATGCAACTTTACCCTTACCAGCAACGTACTCTTGATGCTCTGAAGAAAGCAATCAAGGGAACTTGTTATCTTCCTACTGGTGCAGGTAAAACTATTGTAATGATGGAAGATACACGTCAGAGGATTCTTAATGCACTAGAACCGATGACGTTTGTTGTTGTTGCACCTCGTATTCTGCTTGCAAATCAACTCTGTTCGGAGTTTGAAGAATATCTCAAAGACCAGAATGTTGCTTATATGCATTGTCATAGTGGAGAAACTCATCATCAATCCTCTACACGTCCATCTGTCATTGCAGAATACAATGACACAGCAATCGGAAGTGGAAAGCATCACATTATCTTCACCACATACAACTCAATTCATCGGGTGAATGATGCAGATATTAACATTGATGTTGTATTCTTTGATGAAGCGCATCATTGTGTGAAACCTTCTAACTTTGTAGGTATCGCACATACTTCTGAAGTTGCAGATAATGCTTATTTCTTCACTGCAACTCCGAAGTTCAATAACAGCGAAGAGTCGATGAATAATACTTCTGTGTATGGTAGCAATATCATCAGTATTCCTGCAACAGAACTCATTGAGGCAGGTAGTATTATTCCTCCTCGGGTTGTGCCTTATGAAGCACAAACTATTCGCACAAAGGAAAATGCACCTTTTGTGGATGCAGAGAACATTGTAGGTATCCTATCTGGTATTTCTGATTGTGATGCACCTAAAGTTCTTGTTGCTGCACCGAGTACCAAAGTAATTTGGTCTATGTTCACTGAAAGTGATTTGCTGCAACAACTCAATGAGATGGGTTATACTATCATGCATATCACATCTAAGCACGGTGCATACATTGATAAGAAGAAAGTATCGCGTGAGGTATTCTTTGATACGATGAATGAGTTTGGTTCTGATCCAGACAAAAAGTTCATTGTGTTTCACTATTCAATTATGAGTGAGGGTATTAGTATTCACGGTCTGACGCATTGCATTATGCTTCGCAATCTTCCTCTGATTGAAATGGCACAGACTGTTGGACGTATTATTCGCGTCCATAAAGATGACAGGCAAGCAATCGCATCTGGTAAAATGAAACCAGGTGAGTTTGCTTTCTATAAGAAACCCTTTGGTACGATCACTATTCCTGTGAATAACAACTATGGTGATAAGATTGCACGTCAACTTCAAAATGTGATCGACACTATCTTTGTGAAAGGTGAAGTTCTTGCTGCCTAGTGCCACTTGTGCTAGTGGCACACTAAAAGAGCACAGTGCCCTGATTGTGGTATAGTAGTTCTATGGTTGAGGAAGACCCGATGACTTACGTTCCACACATTCCACACAACATTCCCTATCTGTTGGTGCCTGAGAATCGAGTGAATAATGCATTTGATTGGTATAAGAGAGGACAAGATCATCCAATGAACTTTCCTGCTTATGCTTACTGGATTCAAAAGTGTGAAAATGATGGAACTGACTACTGAAACTATGCTTGACACTGTGCTGACTATTGAAGAAATCTTGACCGAGAAGCAACTTACTGCTCTTCGGGACATCATGTATTTCTACAAAGAGTTTGAGTTGGAACTCTATGATTATCCCCCTGAGGATACTCTGTTTACCAAAACTCAACGAGAACTATTCGACATCTTCGACATCAAATGACTTTCATTGAAGCACTAATTGCATCTGGTTATGTCTTTGATAATGAGGACTATGATGGTTGTTATGTAAAACAAGACTCGGAAGGTTTCATTCACTGTTATCAGGAAAATGTGGAGGATGAGACTGATAAGGAGTGGAATTATGTTAAGATGACAGAAGATTTCGATGTTCTCATTGAAACCACTGTTATTGTTGATGACAACTGCCTTCCTAATTCTGCACAATGACTTCAATTTCATTTACTTCTGGTGAGTTGCTAGACATTATCTCTGCGCTTGAAGAGAAAGAAAATGCTCTTTATGATGCAGATGATAAACATCTTGCTGCATACTATATGAACCTTGGAAATCAATTCCAACGAGTTTATGATAAGTTGCAAGATTTTGTGCCTGAAAATAAAGTTGCTAATCTTGTTCTTACTGCTAACTGAGGGTGAGACCAAGGTTGAGATGTGCCACTTGTTCTTGTGGCACACTAAAAGAGCACGGGGTCCAAAATGTGGTATTCTTAAGGGGTGGTGAGGGATGGACCTGAACCACCTGTTCTTTATTCTCTACAACAATGGAACTGACTAATTCTTTCCCTCCTGTGGATGGGATGGTAAAAAAACTCCAAGAGTTTGATTATGTAAAGTTTGGAGATAATGTAGTTAAGTATTCTATTACTGCTTATGCTATTGCAGTTGCTGTAAGTTCTTATCTTTGGACTGCATTTCAACTGTGGTGGGATGAGAATGGTGAAGCAACGCAAGTTAATCTCATTCGCTTTGTTGTGAATGTAATTGATTTCATTGCTGCGATTGTGATTGCTACTCCCAAAGTTTATCGTTGGGTGAAACTGAATAGCAATCGCCTGGTTGATTCTCTGTTCTTCCAATACACTTTCGCTTGATTATGACTAACACTTTTAACCGTCAAGAACTTGTTGAAGCATACATTGACCGTGTGCTTGATAATATGAGTACCAAAGATCTCATCCGTATTGTTGGAGATCAACTTGAAGAAAACATCAGTTCTTACAGTGATCAAGAATTGATTTCTGAGGTGGAAGAATACTACCCAGAACTGCTGGAAGGATGATGCGATGTGCCACTAATCCTTGTGGCACATTACACCCCCCAAACCCCCGCTGTGGGTGCTATAATTACGAAGTAATCAAGGTTAAACACCAAATGACTGCAACTCAAGTGGAACTCAAGTCTGAAACTCAAGATTTCATTGCTGAACTTGTTGAGAACTCTTATTCTGAAGAAGACATTTATGACTTCATCGAAGAGCAAGGTGAAGATAATCTTGTAAACTACTATGAAGAGTATTGTGAGTTTGGCGAATCACATTCTTATGATGCCGTAGATGCTTTTGTTGCTGAGTTTGGTATTCAAAGCATTGCTGGTTTTGAAGATGCTTATCGCGGTGAGTATTCTTCAAAAGCAGACTATGCAGAACAGTATGTAACTGACTGTTATACCACTGATCTTCCTGGTTTTGTGGAAGTTGATTGGGAAGCAACTTTCGACAATATGGATTGTGTCTTCACCGAAGATGGATTTGTGTTCGACACACAGTTCTGATACATTATCTTTTCAATTTCACTTCAATTCAATTACCTAATGAAACTTCAATCTAAGCACGGTTCGATGGTTGTAGATTTCTATCCCATCAAAACTCCGATGGGTAATGTATCTGATGAGTGGTTTCTGAAAGTATTGTCCTTTCAAGGAGAAACTCAATCCAAAAAGTTTCTCAATCGAATTGAGATGAACCTTGAAATTGATGGTTATGTCAATCATCAATATGAAGTTGTAGGTTTTAATACAATCCCACAACTTGCTAATCCTTTCGCTGAGGTTTGAGTAATCTAATGAGAATTGCATTTCTGATTGCTACTCTTGCTCTTGGTCTTCGCGTTGGTTTGATCGCACATGCAACAACTAATGAGTATCAAGAACAAAAAGCAGAATTGTTCTGTCAAGCAAACCCCAATTACTGTAAATGAGAACTCTTACACTTCAAGTTACTGAAGTTTCATTTGACTTTGATGATCTAGATTTCACCCTTGAAGAACAACAGTCAGTTATTGATTCTGTTGTTGGTAATGTCTTTGAAGTTGAAGTTGATGATGACGATGATGATGATGAAGTAATCGCAGATTGTTTAGTTGAAGAAGTTACAGATTATGCTGGATGGTGTGTTTTCTCTCTTGATTTTATTCACATTCTGAAATGACCTATCAGGAATTGTTTTTGCTTCTTCAGACTCTAGATCATCAGCAACTCAAACGTGAGGTTGCAATTTATGATCCAGAGACTGATTTACTCAAAGATGTAACTTCTTTGCGAATTACTGCATATGAAGTCCCAACGGTAATTGATAAAGATTACCCATACCTGGTAGTTTGATACTGCGATGTGCCACTTGTTCTTGTGGCACACTAAAAGAGCACAGACCCCAAAAGGTGCTATATTAAGAGGGTGGAAGGGGTCAGACCCACCCACAAACATCCAACTAACTTAATTACAATGACTGTTGATTTCTCCAAGGATGTGATGCTCGGTATGCTCCGCAAGGGTGCTACTGGTACTCAACTTCTGGATATTCTGAATATCCTGGTGCCCGATCAAACTGAACTCACCCGTGAGTATGTTTGCGATCAACTGGGTATTGCTGATTGTCCTGAGAATGATGATGAGATTGCTCGCTACATGGCAGCAGTCTGAGTTTAATTTTGGGGGGAGATTATTCTCCCCTCTGTGGTAAACTTTACTTTCAACTCCAATGTTTGTTATCTGTCCTAAGTCTTTTGATTTGATTGATGCAGAATGGTTTGATAATGTATATGAAGCAAAAGAAGAGGCACTTGATTGGAGTGTAGAACTCTCTGGTGAAGATGTGATTGTTTATGAGGCAATCGAAGAAGATGAAGGTTCTTATGATTTTCGCAAACGCTATTCTATTTGCGCCTGATGAGAACTAAAACTCTTACATTCAAATCTCCAGACCCAGTAAAAGTTATTGCTCTCATTTTTATTGTATCGTTTATATTGTCTCCAAGTGTGAGGAATCTGACTGCAAACACACTTTACACTGTTGCTGACATTATCAGCACAAATCGGTGAGTCCAGTGTTGAGATGTACCACTTGTACTAGTGGCACACTAAACGGGCACTGGAACTTTTTTCTGGTAGATTAAGAGGGTGGAGGGAGCAGTCCCACCCGAGTCCCATTCTTTATTTGATTATGGATCGTCAGCAAGTCATCGCAAAAATCCAGTCCATCCTGAAACTTCAGAATGGAACTTCTTTTGAGGGTGAGGCAGATGCTGCTGCTAAGATGATTGACAAACTGTGCAAGCAGTATGGTGTAACCATCAGTGAGGCAACTGAAACTCAAGTTCTTGATGAGTCTTTTATCTCTTTCAAGAAAACTAATGTTGCTCTGACTACGATTGCTAATGCGATTGCAAAGTTCTATGATGCAATGGCATACCTGAAGAATGAGAATGATGGTAAGTCTCTTCAAGTGATTGGTAGTGAAGCACAACAGATTCAAGTGCGTCTCTATTATGATTACCTGGTGCAGGTGATGGAGAAAGAGGCAGATGTTGCACATAAAGCAGAGAAAGTTATGGCAGACATTACTGGTAAAACTGTTTCTCGCAGTTTCAAGTTGAACTTCCGTAAAGCATTTGCTGATAAGGTTGCAGAACGTCTGCGTGAAATGAAAGTAGCAGAGAACCGAGTGCATGATGATGCAGATGCAGTGAAAAATAAACTCTCCACGATGCGATTTGGACGTGCCAAGAAGATGAATGGTGCTAACGGTGCTGGTGCTTATGCTGGTTCTAACGTTGGTGCTGGTGTTTCTCTGAATCGTCAAGCATCTGGTTCTGTATCCAAACAACTCTGTGGGGTGTGAGTTCGATCACCCTTTCCCTTTCTTCCCTTTATTCTTGATATGATGAACACAGAACTGTCGATTGGTGAGTGCAAAATTATGTGGGTTGTTGGTGCATTGGAACGACTTGCCACTTTGGGTTTGATTGGTCCTGATGTTCCATTGAAATTGACTGGTAATGCTGTAGATGATTATCTACAAATTGACGAGCATCGGGAACTTCTGTTTGAATCAGACTTTGAGATTGCAAGTATTTTTACTGCACTTGCCAATGATGAGTGTGACCCTGAACTTCAAAATCCAGAGGACACTAAACCCATCATTGACCTTCTTCTAGAGTACAAAGACAATCGCACTGAGATTGTTAAGTATGCACTGTCCCAACAATTTGTTTGATACAATGTTTGAGCAACTTGAGTTTGAAGCACATTCTATTCCTGGTGCAATTCAGGGAAGGTATAAGTTCAGCAATGATTGGAGTATTTCTGTTGTTGCTGGACTTCCTGGAAGTGGATTGTATGGTAATGTGACTGACAATACTTATGAAGTTGCAATCTTCCGACCGAATGGTAATATGACTGAAGATGTGATTGGATGGAATACAAAAGAGGAAGTTTCTGCAATGATGAGAGTTCTTGTGCAACTGTAATAACAATGGAAGACCAAGTTAAACTGTTGATGCAACGGATTCAAGAACTTCAGAAAGAGAGAGATAATGTACCTAAACATCAAGTTCAAGTGATTGAATCCATTACTGAAGACATCAATTACTATCAGAATCAAATTGATTTTATGGTAAATGAGATGTAATCTCAAGGTGAGTCGCAGACACCCTGTGCCACCTGTAGCACTGGCACAGTAAACGGGCACAGACCTCAAAAGGTGCTATATTAAGAGGGTGGAGGGAGCAGGGGTGCCTGTCCCACCCGAGTCCCATTCTTTATTTGAATTAAGATGACTGCTGCTCAACGGATGGAAAAGCAATTCTTCATGAACTTCATTACTCTTGTGAATGAAGTTCAGGGTAAGCAAAAACTTCCTTCTCAAGTTGGTTCTTATCGCAAGTCTTCTTGGTGTAAGCAAGTTTCCAATCCGAAGCAAAAGAAAGATGCTCTTGCCCGCATCTGAATCTTAATTCTCTTTTCAACAAACAAACAAAACAATCAATGATGACTTTTTCCGAAGCAATTCAATCTCTGCCTTCTTTCATTTCTGAGATGGAAGCAGATTGGGAAATGGTTTATGATTGGATGCTTGATATGTGTGGCATTTCTTTCAATGATGAAGAAAATGCCGAGATTGCGATTGTTTATGCACAATACGCAGACTGATTCTTAATTCTATCTGTCCCACATAAACAAACAACCGAAATGCTGATTAAAACTGTTTTTGACATTCAGACCAAACAAATTGGTTATGCTGTGTGTAATGCAGAACACCGTTGTGGTTTTGTGACTTATAGCATCACAAATGCAATTAAAGCAGCACAATGTAAAAACTTCGATCAAGTTCAACAACTCATCAATGCCTGAAATGACTGAAATGTACGAAGTTTCTTATCAGATTCCTTACAACGATTGTGAGTGGAGAAGTCAATACTTTAATACTAAAGATGAAGCAGAGAGAATGCTAGAGTTCTACAAATCTTGTGGATCTCCTGCTAAACTTAAACAACGTAAAGTAAGTAACTGAAATGACTGAACTTATTTTCCGATTCACTCCTGAAGAAGTTGAAGTTCTTCAAGCACTGATTGAGTTTCATCAAGGTTGTGAGATTCCCGATTGGTTAAGTGAAGATGCTTATGATTCTCTCTTTGACAAGGTAATGTCCAACTAATGAAACGCAAAGAAAAGATCAATCTCCTGTCCAAAGCACAAACAGGAAACGAACTTCTGATTATTCTTAATTCACTGAAATGATTCTTCTTTCTAAACCAGATCATGGTTGTATCTACACTCTTGATGAGAATACTCATGAGGTTTATTATGCTCCTATCATGGAAGGAAACATTATTCATCTAGAAGAGTTTGCACCTGTTGATATTGTAGATGTAGATGATGAAATACAAATTCACCAAATTCAACAAGAACTGATTACTCTTACTAATTCTAACAAATGAACGATTCAACACTTGATCTTTTCTGTCAGCATGAAGATGAAGCATTTGCTGATGAATATGCAATGGAATTAGAAAGGAAAGCAGCAGAGTTGGAGATTACTGTTGATTATTATATTGCCGAATTTATGTGAAAAATAGCAAAAAAGGGTAAAATCAATTAAAAAATGTATTTAAAAACATATAATTGTGTTTTTTTGCTGATATAATGATTTTGTTATATGTGTTGATTGATACTGTTCAAAATGCCTTTAATTGCTTATAAATGCCTTATAAATGCCTTATAAATGCCTTATAAATGTGAGATTTTATAGTGATCTTGGCCTGCATTATATCAGCACTCCGCGATTTTGTCAACCCCCCGCCGCCACATAAATTACTGGCACACCTCACAAAAATACAATAAAACAGTATAACGTTATTGTTTTATACTAAGATTAGGTAAGATCATAAGAAACCCCCACACATCGGGTAATACTTATAAACACTCTCAGACACCTCTATATGCCCCCACAAGGCACTTATAAACATTTTCAGGTGTCAGAGTACCTTATAGCATCTATTTGAATGTTATGTCATAAAGACCTGACATAAGATGCAAAAGTCAACTATAAGACTTATAAATAATCCACCTATTCAAATTCATTAGAGCAGCTCTTGAACTTTCCTACGGGATCAAAAGGTAACAAACTGACAGAAAGAGAATAGAAATATAACCACTGATGGTTTATATCAAAGGCGAACAGGGTTTAACGCAAATGTTCCCGATGTGCCGAATGCCCGATGAAGAATATCAAACTCTTTCGTGATTAGGTACTTTACGTGCCATTGAATTACTTACAATCATTGATAAGCACAAGGTTTTCAAAAATCATTCGTGTTTAGATAAGATTCGTATGGCTTTTTATAATATCAAACAAACAATGAGATAACAACTCAAGGTTTGTTCGTGATTAGATATGATTCGTATTGAAGACTTGATAACATAAGTCTTCTGCGCCTTTACAAATAAAAAAGATTCGTTTATAATTAAGATTCGTTGTAGGGAATAACTTGACAGGCAGTGTAGGGTCTGATAGAATTTAACAGTAGAGTTTATTCGTTCTTACGTTTCTTCAGTCTTATGGCAACTTCTTCTCTGGCAGCACAAAAGAATAAGTATCGTATCACGTTAGAACTCAACGTGAACGAAGACTTTAATCCTCATCAGATTGATTGGAATAAACTCTTTGATCTTGAGCGTAATGAAAGAGTGAAGAGTTATGTAGAAGATCTATCAGTGCGTTTCTGATTATAATACAATCACAGTTTTCTTAAGTGTATTATACTCAACATCAGTAAGATATATCGTCTGATAGATGTTTCGTTGATTCTTTATACGCAGAGTTATCTAATAAGAATTAAGTTGTCTGATTGTTTGTATCATTCGTGGCAACTTAATTCTTATTACTTATTACTATTCGTCGTAAATAGGCAGCAGTTCGTATAAAGAATAGTCAATTCTTATTAGATAAGTAGCACAATCGTTCGGAGTTAGTGTAAAGAACTGTGCTATTTTATAGTATTACACAGTGATTTGGGGGTAGTTAGTATAAAATAGACGAATAATGATACTTATTCGTCGTCAGTTGTTATTCGTTTATAGCAGTTATTTGTTTTTATTTGTTATTGTTTATATTTTGCGATGCGCCCCCGTTTATAAAAATCGATAAGTCCCTAACCTACACTGTATGTCTTTTTCGAGCTCTCTTTCTCTTTCATAAAAAAAAAAATTTCTGAAAAAATTCACACACATTACTTTTTTATAGAATGCAAAAACGCCCCTATTGGAATTTTTGGAGAGTCATACTTGCAGGGTGGATCATCAGATATCCAAAGACAATGAGTAAAGTAGTATTAATACCATTTGGAATTTTGATAGCACTGATATATAATGCGTTAGTGAATTAAGATTTGCTACAAAAAATTCCGGAGATATTTTTTCATATGGAAAAGATTTATCACATCTACGCAAAAGATAGATGTTTATTTCATTCAGTTAAAGAAGAAGAGTTCATAACAACATGGAACACACTCAATAATATGGTAGGTCTAATGAAGACTGACTATAGTGTTGATGATTTGACATATGAAGAATTGACAATAAACAAAGAAGCAATTCTAAATTCTTCTCATTGACAAATCATATATACCATGTTAAAATTGATCTGAAGGTTAATTATTTTTATGGCAAAAGGATTTACTGTAAAAGCTGCTCCTGTAAAAAAGACTGATGCAGAGTGGGATTATGATGCAATTAAAGAACGGATGAAAGGAAAGAGTATTGTATTCTGTCTTCCTGGTCGTGGATGTTCTTTTATCTTTTTGAAAAACTTCGTACAACTGTGCTTTGATATGGTACAGAATGGTATGAGTATTCAAATTAGTCAAGATTACTCATCGATGGTTAACTTTGCACGTTGTAAAGTTTTAGGAGCAAATGTACTTCGTGGACCAAAGCAAGTACCTTGGGATGGAAAACTTCAGTATGATTATCAACTATGGATTGATAGTGATATTGTATTCACCACAGAAAAGTTCTGGCAACTGTGTGACGTTGCATTTCCTGCAGAAGGTGAGGAACGTCCTATCAGTGCTGGATGGTATGCAACAGAAGACGGACACACAACCTCAGTAGCACACTGGTTAGAAGAAGATGATTTCCGCAAGAATGGTGGAGTTATGAACCACGAAACTGTGGAATCAATTCAGAAGCGTCGTAAGCCATTCACTGTAGACTACACAGGTTTTGGATGGGTGCTCATTAAGAAGGGTGTCTTTGAAAATCTTGAATATCCTTGGTTTGCTCCGAAGATGCAAGTCTTTGAATCTGGTGCAGTACAAGATATGTGTGGAGAAGATGTTTCATTCTGTCTTGATGCAATCGATAAAGGTTATGAAATCTGGTGCGATCCTCGTATTCGTGTAGGACATGAAAAAACTCGCATTATCTAATGACAAAATATAACGTACTTTATAAAGGGCGTAAAATTTATAAAGACCTCAGTGCAGAAGAATGTACTGAGGTTCTTCAAGAACTCTCTGAGCGTTTTTACTCGGATGAAGAGTTTGATATTACATTCATTGAACTGGAGAAAATTTAATGGCACTCAAAGATAATTTATTTCAAGCAGGAGCACCTAAAAAAACACGTCAAGGTCGTTCCGCTCGTACACTACTTTCAGCAACTTCTCGTAATGGTCGCAAAAAGAAGTACAGAGGACAAGGTAAAGGATGATAGTATAGATAGAGCAGGAAGAAATTCCTGCTTTTTTATTATCAATTTATGGCATATCTTAATCACAATCTTCCGACAATTACTTGTTACATTCGTAATGAATTTCTTTATAATCATAAAAAAGGTTATGGGGAGGTAACTTTATGCGACGTACATTCCGTAGCGTCCTTAGAGAAGCACGTACCACTCTTTGAAGCGTTTTTAGAGAATGGTGTGAACTGGACTCGTAGACCGATTCATGCATTTTGCTGGAAACCTGATGCACCAGTTCCAGAATTAGAAGAGTGTATGTGGTGGGATTGCTTTTCTCCTTATATTGATGTTCAAGTTCGTTCAAGACTTGCTAACTTACGTGCGGAACTGATTAATTATCGTGGAGAAAAGAACGAAGGAACCTATCTATTCACTCTTGATTGGTCATGGGAGTCAAAATCTACTCTGAATACTAATTTTAGTGAGACTCCAGAGCACAAGTGCGCTCATTTTTTCAAGATGGATAATGGAAATTTCTATGCATATCCGAACAATAAAATCTTATGGTATGATGATGCGTGGACAAAAAATAGAATTACTAAAAATCCAGGTTATGAAATTGATATGACCGAATATTCAGTTGAAAATCGTCGTAAAATTGAGACATCTGACGATTTCATGTATGAAATCACAAATATTCGGGATAGCAACCCCGTAAAAAGTTCTGATTTTAACGAATCAGGAGCAAAACAATGACCAAAAAAGTTGATAAAGACCAAAATTTTATGAAAAATGAGTGGGGAACTGAATTTTTAGCATCAGAGTATGGTTGGGAAGATAAAATTCAGAAGCAAAAGATGCTTCGTGAAATTGCAAATGATGATATAACACCAAAAAAGCATGATTTTTTCTTACAAAATGAGATTCACGAAAAAATTCGTAATGATGATGACTATGATGATTGGGAATATGGCACAGAACCTCTTTATGAGTCAAAAAAACCTGAATAAATAAGATAGATTTATAGCATCTAGATGCCCTTAGAGCGAATTAGTCAAGGCTTTAAAGATCTGAGTATGTCATTTCAGATCAATCCACTTAATTCTGATCTTATTGCTCTCAAAAATGAGAGTGCAATAGCTCGCTCTATTCGCAATTTGGTTCTTACTCTTCCTGGAGAAAGATTTTTTAATCAATCTCTTGGTTCAAATGTGAGTGCAAGTCTTTTTGAAAACATTGATGAGATTTCTGCATCAGTAATTAAAGAAGAAATTGAAAACACAATCAACAATTATGAGCCAAGAGTAAGATTAATTAATGTTGCAGTTGCTCCCAATTATGATCAGGGAGAATTTAATGTGACAGTTCAATATGAAATTATTGGTATCGATGTTTTACCTCAACAATTATCATTCGCACTACAGCCAACTCGATAAATGGCACTCGTAAATTTTACTAATTTAGACTTCGATCAAATAAAGACTTCGATTAAAGATTATCTAAGATCGAATTCAAATTTTACTGACTATAATTTTGAGGGGTCTAACTTATCAGTATTAATCGATGTATTAGCATATAATACATACATATCCTCATACAATGCTAATATGATTAGCAATGAGGTTTTTATTGATGGCGCTACTCTTCGAGAGAATGTAGTTTCGTTAGCCAAGACTATTGGTTACATACCAAGATCAAGAAAATCTTCGAGAGCAAATATATCTTTCTTTGTAGACACGACTGAATTTTCTACAAATCCTTTAGCTTTAACTCTGAAAAAGGGAACTGTTTGTACTTCATCAACGTCTTTTGGAAATGCTAGTTATACTTTTTCGATTCCAAACGATATTACAGTTCCCGTTGTAAATGGAATTGCATTTTTTGACAGTATTAATGTTTATGAAGGAACCTTTTTAACGTCAAACTTTACTGTCAATAGTCTAAATCCATCTCCCCCACAAAGATACATTCTTGATAATGCAAATATTGATACTTCATCAATTCAAGTGTCAGTTAGAAATAGTCAGAACAGCACTATTTCTAGAAAATTTTTAGTATCTGATAGTATTTTTGAAGTTACTTCGACATCTAGAGTTTTCTTCATTCAAGAAATAGAAGATCAAAGATACGAACTCATTTTTGGAGATGGAATTTTTGGAGAAAAATTAGAAAACTTAAATTACATAGAATCATCTTACATTGTTACAAATGGCGAAAATGGAAATGGGGTTGCATCTTTTACTTTTAATGGAAGAATTCTCGATAACAATGGAGTTGTAGTAACAAGTGGAGTATCTCTCGTTACTACAAATATTGTATCTGAAGGCGGAAAAGAAATTGAATCGGTGCAATCAATTAAAAGTTATGCGCCAAGAATTTATGCATCACAAAACCGAGCAGTAACTTCAAATGACTATGAAGCTTTGATTCCAAAAATTTATCCTGAGACAGATTCTGTTTCTGTTTTTGGTGGAGAGGAGTTAAACCCCCCACAATATGGAAAAGTTTTTATCAGCATTAAACCATTTTATGGTTCATTTGTTCCCAACAGTATAAAAGATAATTTAAAGAAAGAATTGAGAAAGTACAGTGTTGCTGGAATTGTTCTAGAAATTATGGATTTGAAGTACTTATATATTGAAACTAATTCAACCGTTTATTACAATACAAATCTTGCACCAAGTCCTGATTTTGTAAAGACAGTTGTTTCGCAAAATATTGAAAATTATTCTGATTCCACTGAACTAAATCAATATGGCGCAAGATTTAAATATAGCAAGTTTCAAAAAATAATTGATGATAGTCACGAATCGATCACTTCAAATATTACAAAAATTGCAATTAGACGAGACTTATCTGCAAAAATAAATCAACTTGCACAATATGAAATTTGTTTTGGAAATGCATTCCACATTAAAAACGTAAATGGTTATAATATTAAATCATCAGGATTTACTATTAGTGGAAATCCAAATACGTTGTATATGTCGGACATGCCAAATAATGACCAGACTACTGGAACAATATTTTTCTTCCAACTATCATCTGAGACAGACGGATTGATTGTAAAACAGTCTGCAGGAACCATAGATTATGTAAAAGGTGAGATATTATTAAACCCTGTTAATTTCACTTCTACTACCAAATCTATTGGTGGAGATCCGATTATTGAAATTTCTGCTTCTCCAAAGTCTAATGATGTTATAGGATTGCAAGATCTATATCTTCAATTAGACACCACTAAAAGTGTGTTAAATATGTTATCGGATGAAATTTCTTCTGGTGCTGATCCATCAGGTTCAACCTACCAGACTACATCAAGTTACCTTAATGGGACCCTAGTAAGATCATAAAGATATGTCAGAAAAGAGAGTTAAAATTAGTTCAATTGTTGAGAATCAACTTCCTAATTTTATAAAGGAAGATTTTCCTCTAGTAGCAGAATTTTTATCACAATACTATACCTCAACAGAATATCCAGGGGCTTCTGCAGACATCCTGCAGAATTTAGATCATCATATAAAATTAGAGTCTCTAACTGGACTTACAGACTCAACAACTCTTTCTTCTGATATTAGTTTTTTTGAAACTGATATTTTAGTGGAATCAACTAGTGGATTCCCAGATACTTATGGATTAATTCAAATTGATTCTGAAATCATTACATATACGGGAAAAACAGAAACTTCTTTCACTGGTTGTGTAAGAGGATTCAGTGGAATTACATCTTTCCATGATAAGAATTATTCAGATCATCTAGTATTCAATGATTCAGAAATATCTGAGCATACTTCTGGAACTGCAGTACAAAATTTAAGTTCTTTATTCTTAAAAGAATTTTTTGATAAATTAAAAAGACAAATAGTACCTGGATTTGAGAATAGAATTTTAGATTCAAATTTAAATCAGAGAGTTTTTATTCAAAGAGCAAAAGATTTTTATTCTTCAAAAGGAACTGATGGTTCTTTTGCTATTTTATTTGGAGCTCTCTACGGAGAACCTGTTGAAGTCATCAAACCTAGAGATTATTTGTTTAAGCCTTCAGATGCACAGTACAGATTAGTTCGTGATTTAGTTGTTGAAGCATTAGATGGTGATCCTGAACTACTTGTAAATAGAACTCTTTTTCAGGACCAAACAACAGATTTTCCCAAAGCATTTGGATCAGTAACTAACGTAGAAAAAATTACAAGAGACAGAAAAGAATATTATATACTAAGTCTTGATTATGACTATGATAAAGATATTGATGTAAGCGGATCTGTTTTTGGCAAATTTTCAATTCATCCACAAACAAAAATTGTATCTGAAGTTGTTTCTGGGTCAGATACGATTGATGTTGATTCAACTGTAGGATTTCCGGAATTCGGTAGTCTTATTGTAAGATTACAGAATGAAACTGAATTAAGTATTTCATATCAAGCAAAATCTCTTACGCAATTTTTTGGATGTTCTGGTATAACACAGAATATTCCAGATACAACAAATATCAGAATAGATGCCTATGCTTATGGATATGTTGGATTTGATACTAGTACAATCGCAAAGGTAAGAGTAACTGGTGTTTTATCCAATCTTCAAATTGATGATCAAACAAAATATTGTGGTGATGGAGACATTATTAAAATCAAATCTCTTGGAAAAGAAGTTGATAATATAAAATTTAACAATTGGTTCTATAACATATCCACAAAATACGATGTAAGAAATATTTCTTTAATTGACCTTTCAAATAATTCATATTTGATTGAAACTTATGATGAAAATAATTTTGTTCTTGGTGATTCTATAATTATAGAATCAAATGGCAATATCGTTATAGGACAAATTTCTACAATAGAAAACTTAAATGCATTTGTTATATCGGGACAGGGGCAATTAAACCTTAATTCCAAATATCAAGTTAGAAAAGAGATATCTAAAACAAATTCTATAAATTATCCTGAAGCAAGTATATACTCTACAAATGTTCAAAATGTTTACTATGAGGAAAATGAAGATCTTTATGTAGCATCTCCCTCTCTACCTTCATATTCTGGGCAGCCTTTAGAAATTAAAGACAGATCAATAACGTTTTCGGGATCTTTTTCTGGCGAAACATTAGTTATTGGTAATCATGATTTTTATACTGGCGATGCTGTTTACTATGAATCAATTTCCAGTACAAATTCTTTAGGTATTCCAAATGGAATTTATTATATTAAGAGAGAAAACAATACTTCAGTAAAACTATCAAAAAGTAGAGCAAATATTTACAATGAAAGTTTTGTTACAGTTGACAGTAATGGCACAATTGTAGATAACAAACTTTCTCATTTAGATTTTTATAATAAAACACTCAAATCACAACATTTAATTAGAAAAATATCAAATCCAATTGAAACTGATATTGATACGACAACTGATTTTGGTCCAATAGGTATTTTAGTTAATGGTGTAGAAATTTTAAATTATAAATCTAAAGATTCTGTATTTTATGGTGCTATTGAAAAAATTGATGTTATCAGTTCTGGAGTTGGATATGATATTATAACTCCTCCAATCTTATCAATATTGGATAGTCAGGGGTCTTCAGCACAAGGTTTTTGTAGTGTTGAAGGTGGATTAGAAAGAATTGACGTAATTGATTCTGGTTTTGATTATGTAACAGATCCAATTGTAAACATTACTGGAGGATCGGGAACTGGAGCAATTGCAAAGGCAAAACTTGCAGAATTTAGACACTCAGTTAATTTTAATCCAGAGGCAACTGCACTTCTAGTCAATTTAACAAATAATACTATTGGATTTTCTAGTTTCCATAAATTTAGAGATGGTGAAAAAGTAACATATCTTACGAATAAAGGCGTATCCGTTGGTGGATTAAGTACCAATTCATCTTATTATGTTTATGTCGAAGATTCTCTTAATGTTAAATTACATAAAACCTATAATGATGCCATCATAGGTGTAAATACTATAAGCTTGACTTCATATGGATCGGGTAATCATTCTTTTGTTGCAGATAATTTAAAGAAGAAAATTCTGAAAATAGATGTCATTAATCCAGGAAGTGGATATAAAAATAAAAAAATCAATACATCTGTATCTGGTATTAATACTTACAATAATTCTATAGACATAGTAAATCATGGTTATGATAGTGGAGAAATTATTAGGTATTCATCTTCTAATATTGCGCCATCTGGTTTGGTTAGTAACTCTGACTATTATGTGACTAAGATATCTGAAGACCAATTCAAATTATCTCCTGTTGGACTTGGATCCACAAATATAGATTTTTACTACAATACGAATCAGTTTGTTAAACTTCAATCAACAGGAATTGGTACTCATACATTTAACTATACACCAATTACTGTTACAATTGATGGAGTAATCGGAGTTTCTACAAGATCTGGGCAGGATTTCAATGCAAAAGTTCAACCAGTTTTCAGAGGAGAAATAAAATCAGTTTTTGTTTCTAATGGAGGTTCTAATTATGGATCTCAGGAGATACTAAACTATAATAGACAACCAACTATTTCCGCAAATAGTGGTACAGGTGCAGAGGTAATTCCAGTTATTTCAGATGGAAAGATTGTGGAAGTATTGGTGGTAAGTTCTGGTTCTGGTTACAATTCTCCTCCAGATCTAATTATTGAAGGATCAGGACAAGGAGCACTACTTACTCCAATCATCCAGGACGGACTCATAATCGAGGTTAAAGTAATCACAGGTGGATTTGGATATGTTAGAGGATCTGTAAAAATAAGAGTGGTATCTTCTGGATCTGGATCCAATTTTCAATCGTTTGCCAAAAAGTGGACGATTAATCTTGTAGAAAGATATTTGCAAACCAACCAAATCACTGCAGATGATGGATTTATTACAAAAGGCATAAACAGTGATAATGAATTGGAATATTGTCATTTGTATGCTCCAAGAAAATTAAGACAATCAGTATATTCTTCTAGACTAATAGGTGGAGTTAAAAAATATTTTCCAGATCTTTCAATAATAAACAATGTTGAAGTTAATTCATCATATCACTCCCCAATAATTGGATGGGCTTATGATGGGAATCCAATTTATGGTCCTTATGGTTATTCTTTCACTACTGGTGGACCTATAAAACAATTAAAGAGTGGATATGAGTTAGTTAATAGAATAGGTAGACCTGCGACTTCAACATACCCACTAGGATTTTTTGTAGAAGATTATTCCTTCAGATCGTCTGGAGATCTAGACTCACACAATGGAAGATTTTGCGTAACTCCAGAATTTCCAAATGGAACTTATGCATATTTTGCATCGCTTGATCAAGGTACGGAATCTTCCCTACCTTTCCGTGGATATAAAAAACCAAGTTTCCCATACTTTGTAGGAAATTCATTTAAGTCTGAAAAAATAACAGAAAACTTTGATCCTAAATGGAATCAAAGAGATATTGATATTAATGAGAAAAGATGGTTTAGAAATACAAAACCATATGGATTGTCTAACAAAAATAGTTATTATGAATATATTTTAAACCCAAATGACATTAAACAAAGTAATTCTATTGTTAGATACAGTGAAAAGGGATCTATAAATTCTATTGGCATAAAAACCAGCGGAATTAACTATAAAGTTGGAGATACTATATCTTTCAATAATGAAGGCACATATGGCACTAGTGCATTTGCAAAGGTATCTTCTATTAAAGGAAAAGAAATAAATCAAATAAGTGTTCAAAGTACAAATATTTTTAATGTAGAATTTGTACCACTCTCATCAAACAATGTATTTGTTGGTTTTGCTACTTTACCACACTCTCTTGTAAACTCTGATATTATTAATATAAGTGGTCTAAGTACAACTAATACAGGATTAAGTGGAAACTTTGTTGTAGGTGTTAGAACTGATACATTAGTTTTACAGTCTTCAGTTGGATCAACTTCTTCAACTGGAATCGTTACATATTTTTCAGTATATGGATCACTCAATTATCCTTATGTGAGAGAAAATGATATATTTGAACTTGACTCTGAAAAAGTAAAAGTTCTGAATATTGATTTAAATTCTTCTAGAATTAGAGTTCTCAGAGAGTTTGACTCTACTGTAGGAACTTCACATACAGCATCAACAGTTCTTTACTCCAAGAGTAGAAAGTTCACTATTAACAGTGGAATTTCTTCATCCAATTATATTCTTAATAAAGAAATTTATTTTGATCCAAAAGAATCTCTAGGTATAGGAACAGTATCTGGCGTTGGGATAGGATCTACAATATATTTTTCAAATCCTGGTGTTGGAATAACTGCAATATTTGTTCCTACAAAATCAATTTATTTAAAAGATCATAATTTACAAACAGGAACAGAAATTCTTTATTCTTCAAATGGAGGAACTTCTATAGGGGTTTCTACTGATAGAGTAACAACTACATCTCTTACGGAGAATCAATCTCTTTATGTCGCAAAGATAACAAATGATCTAATACAAATAGCAACATCTAGAGTTGGATTAGGGTCAACTGGCACGTTTGTTGGAATTAATAGTTCAGTTACTACTAATACACTGTATTTGACTAATGTAGGAGCAGGGGATCACCATAGTTTTACTACAAATTACCAAAATGCAGTTACTGGAAGAATATCTAAAAATTTAGTTACAGTTTCAACAGCTACAACTCATGGTCTTCGTTTTAATGATTCTGTTAATGTTACGTGTATTTCTGGGGTCACTACAACATATAAAATTTCATATAATGACAATAATCGAATTTTAACATTAAATCCTAAGAATTTTGTCGGCGCAAATGTAAATATAAACTCAAATACTATTTCGATTCAAAATCACAACTATCGAACTGGAGATGCCGTATTACATACTTCAACATCACCTTCTGGGGGTCTGTTAGATAGTAAAATTTATTATATTATAGTTGTTGATTTAGATAGCATAAGACTATCAGAATCTTATTATAATGCAACTATTTTGAATCCAATATATGTTGACATAACATCAGCATCTTTGGGAACACTTTCTTCAGTAAATCCAAGTATAAATGTTATCAAAAATCAAAACTTAGTGTTTGATTTATCGGATGATTCATTGTCATACATTAAAAATTCGATCAGATACTCTGCATTTGATTTCAATTTATACTATGATCCCGAATTTAAGCATTCATTCTTCACGACTGATAATATAAGAACATTCAATGTAATTAAGAGTGGGAGAATTGGAATCGATACTACAGCAAAACTAACTTTAACGGTTAATCAAAATGTTCCAGAAACTTTATTCTATAATTTAAATCCAATCAATCAGTCTGATCTTCCAGTTGAAAAATTAAATTTAGTAACAGACGCTGATGTTATTAATAACAATTCAATTTTTATAAAAGATAGTGTTTATAGTGGAAAACACATTATTTCTGGTGTGGGATCGACAACATTTTCATATAGTGTTTCTACTATTCCTGAAAAATCAAATTATCTTTCTACCGAATCAACATTGTCATACGCAACAAATTCTTTGTCGGCGTTTGGTGGAATTTCTGAAGTAAGGGTAACTGCTGGAGGTAGAGGATATAAATCTTTACCATCAATTAATTCTATTAACTCAAGTCTTGGGTCAGAAGCAGTATTAACTGTAAATTCCGAAAATATAGGTAAAATTGGCAATGTTGAAATTTTAGATATTGGATTTGATTATCCTGTAGATAGAAGTTTAAGACCTTTCGCGCAAATTCCACAGATATTAAAAGTTATCCCACTTAACACTTTTGAAAGTATTGGTGTTACTTCTACGGGAAAAAATTATTCAGTTGCTCCAGATTTAATTGTTCTTGATGGATTAACTGGTAATGTAATCAAAGATGTTGATTTAAGATATAATTTAAACACAAACCAAGTAACAATACTAAAAAACACCAAAGGCATAAATGAATCTTTACCAACCATTTTACCAATAAACAATTCAAACGGAGTAGGAATTAATTCAGTAACATTCAATTCAATAACTAAAGATGTTACTGTTGGTTTAGCTGTAAGTTTTAGTGATACAATTTCTTATCCATTTATAGTTGGCGATAAAGTTTTAATTGAAAATGTTTCCGTTGGTGTTGGAACTACTTCTAAAGGATATAATTCTTCAGCATATAATTATTCATTATTCACATTAACTTCAATAGATCCAAACATTGGAGGATCTAATGGAACAATTACGTTTAATCTGAATGAATATCTAGGACCAAATGAAAATCCTGGAGTATTTGATGCAGTTAACTCTTCTGGAATAGTCGTTCCTGAAAAATATTTCCCAATATTTAACATAAAATTAACAAAAAATACTTTCTTTAAAGATGAGGATATTAAATCAAATACGTCATTGGGACAAGTCGAAAATTGGGATTCGAATAATGAATTACTAAGAGTATCATCTTCCGATAGTTTCTTTGCAAACGATAGAGTTATCGGACAATCTTCTTTCTCTGAAGGAATTATCGATTTTGTAGAATCATATAATTCATCATACGATGTCGATTCTTCATCTATTGTTAGAAAAGGATGGGAACTAGAAACTGGATTTTTGAATAACAGTATCCAAAGATTACATGATAATGATTACTACCAGTACTTCTCATATTCACTTAAATCTAAGATAGAATATGAAGATTGGAATAATCCGGTGAGTTCATTAAATCATACTGCAGGATTTAAAAAGTTTAGTGATTTAGTTGTAGAGTCTCAGGATCAACAAAATGTTGGAATTAATACTAACCAAAATGATGGAAATTTTGTTGGTCTGGCAGATATCATAACCACAATCGATACTAATTGTGTATATGATTTTGATCTCGCTACAGAAAGAACTTTAAATATCTCTCCAATTATTTCAAAAGAAATAATTTTTAATACTAGAGTGCTTCAGGATTATGTCGAATCCATAGGGAATAGAGTCTTAATTATCGATGATATTAGTAATGAATTTAATAGCAATCCTAGAAGCACACAATATAGTGTTGTGGATATTTTTAGACTGGATCGCGCAAGATCAAGAAAAATTATTACCTATGTTCGTGATAGGAGATTCACTGATGAAAAGCAAATACTTTTATTGACACTGATAAACGATAATTCAAACGCATATATTAGTCAGTATGGACGAGTTGAAACTGTTGCTGATATGGGATCTTTTGATTATGCAATTTCTGGAGATGAAGGTCTGCTTCAATTTTATCCTGTAGATTATACAGTAAACAACTTTGATATTAGTCATGTTTCTTATAATATGAAAGATACTATTTCTGGAATTGGAACTCAGGATTTTGGAGATACTATTCAGGTCAAAACATCACATGTGACGCTTGCACCAGGAACATCAACTGCAACAACAATTGTTGGAATTGCCTCAACCTATAGATCTTCTAAACTTATTGTAGAACTTAGTGATAATTCTGATTCATATTATGAATTCAACGAATTTACTGTTCTTCACGATGGATCTAATGTTGAACTACTAGAATATGGCAGAATAACAAATGATGCTGGGTATGGAATTGGAACTTTTGGTGCAAGTATTTCTGGGTCTAATTTAATTTTAAAATTTACACCTAACGTATCTCTAGCTTCAACTATTATTATTGATTCTGTGAGAATATCTGTTGCATCAACTCAATCAACTGGGGTTGGAACTATTACTTTAAATACGGCACTTTTAAATTCATTTTATACTGGAATAGGATCTACATCATCTCCTGTTGAAAATGCAATTGCATCATACAGTGATCCGCATAGTTCTGCATACTATTTTGTTTGTGTAGAAGATACTACAAACAATGCATATCAAGTTTCTGAAGTTGTTGTTGCTACTGCAGGAACAATCTCTGCAATTACAGAATTTGGTGAAATAGTTTCTGATAATACGCTTGGAACAATAGGTGTTGGAGTTACCAATAGTACAACTGAACTTTATTTTACTCCAAATCCAAACATTAATACTCAAGTTAGAGTTTTCCAGAATGCATTGAGAGTTTTAGATGATACCAATCCATTAAATGAAATAGATCTAGTAGACGCATCTATTAATAGTGGAGGCGGAACTTATACTGGAACATTTACTGATATTAAGAGATCTTTTAATTTGCTACATAATGGCGATCAAATATTTGAGAGATTTTTTAACGGAAGTGATGGAAACATAGTCGAAATCAATGAAAATACTATAAAAGTTCCAAATCATTTTTATGTAACTGGTGAAGAATTGACTTATATAAATCCTGGTGCTGGAACAACTCAGGCAATCGGAATATCTACCGTAAATACTGGAATTGTAGGTATTGGAACAACTGATAGACTTCCATCTACAGTATATGCGGTAAAAGTAGATAATCTAAGAATTAAGTTGGCTTCTTCAGCAGAAAATGCTTTGAAAACAACTCCTATTGTTTATGATTTAACATCTGTTGGAATAAGCACAACTCATGCACTTGTAGCAAAAAACCAAAATTCCAGAGTTATAATTGGAATTGATAATGTAATTCAATCTCCTATAGTTTCAACATCAGTAACAACAACTGTTGCCGAAGATGTCTTCACAGTAGATGATGTTATTAAATTTGCGGGTACTACATCTATTTTTGGTGGAGATCTAGTTCAAATTGGCAATGAGATAGTAAAAATTAACAGTGTTGGATTTGGAAGTACAAATGTACTCTTGGTTGATAGAGGATGGATGGGTACAGGATTGACAACACATTCTTCAGGAACTTTAGTTACTAAAATTTATGGAGATTATAATATAGTAGATAATGTCATTAATTTTATAAGTGCTCCATATGGTGCTATTCCTCTCGGAACATCTACAAATCCACCAGACCAAAGAGATTATCTTGGAATTACCACGAGTTCTACATTTAGTGGAAGATCTTTTATTAGATCTTCAACAAAAAATAGTTCAGTAGAACCATACTCTAAGAACTACATATATGATGATATTTCTTCAGATTTTACTGGAGTAACAACTGAGTTTACGTTGAAGTCTTCTGGAAGTAATATTGGTGGAATATCAACGAGTAATGCTATTGTTCTGATAAATGAAATATTCCAGCATCCACAAAGATTAGGTGGATTAATTGATATTGAAGGAGATTACACTCTTAGAGAAAGTGTTGGTATTACAAGTATTCAGTTTACTGGATCTACTACATCTACAAGTAGTGATATTAATACATCCAATGTTCCTGTTGGTGGAATAATAGTTTCTGTTGGATCCACCGAAGGATTTGGGTATCAACCATTAGTTTCTGCTGGTGGTACAGCGATTGTCTCAGTAGCAGGAACTATCTCTTCTATTAGTATTGGAAATAGTGGATCTGGATATAGATCAGGAATACAGACAGTAAATGTTGGCGTTTATACTGGTGGACTAGGAATAGTTGACATTGAATATATTGGTATCGCTACAGTTGTAAATGGGCGTGTAACAGGAGTTGCAATTACAAATCCTGGTGCAGGATACACAAATACCAATGCTCCATTAGTATACTTTGATTCTCCATTATCATATGCAAATATTCCTTTAGTTTATAGTTCTTCTTCCGTCCAGGGGTCAGGATCAAACGCAACAGTTGATATTGTTGTTGGTCAAGGATCTAGTGTGATTGACTTTGAAATTAAAAATCTTGGATATGGATATGGACAAGGAGAAATTCTAACAGTGTCTATAGGTGGAACTGTAGGAATACCAACAAATACATCATTAGCATTTGATGAATTCCAAATTTTTGTTGATAGGATTCAAAGTGATACATTCTCTGCATGGACAATTGGCGATCTTCAGGTAATTGATAGTCCAGAAGATTTATTTGATGGTTTATTAAGATCATTCCCAATCAAAATTAACGGACAACAAACTTCAATAAGAGCAAAACTTGGTTCTCTTATTGATGTTGAAGCAACACTTCTCGTATTCTTAAATGATGTTCTACAGGTTCCAGGAGAAGGATATACTTTCACTGGGGGAAGTTATGTAAACTTTACATCTCCACCAAAAGTAGGAGATAAGTGCAATATTCTTTTCTACAAGGGAACTGGTGATGTAGATACGACAAGTGTTGATATTTTAGAAACTGTAAAGATTGGTGATACTGTTAGATTAAATGATGATAACTTGATTTACAAAGAAAATTCAAGAGTAGTTACAAATGTAAATTCCACTGATAGCGTCTTTACAAATCCATATGCAGGTCCTGGTATATCTCTAAATGAAACTTATGAAAGACCAGTCATATGGTGCAGACAAACTGAAGATACATTTGTTCAGGGAAGTTATGTTGCAAAAGATAGAGTTCAATATGAACCTTTAATACAACCAACAACAAATATTATCCAAAGTGTTGGTATTGGATCAACTGAAATTTTTGTGGAAAGTGTAAAAACTTTCTTTGACAGTAATAAAGAAAATGCCACAAGTAACATTCAATCAAAAATTAAAATTATCAATCAAAATTTAATTGTTGGTGCATCGGCAACAGCAGTGGTCTCCAGCGCAGGAACCATCTCTTCAATTGTAATTTCTGATGGTGGTGTTGGATATACCACTTCTCCATCAGTTACTATTTCAAATCCTGTTGGACTTGGCACAACACAAAGAGCACTAGTTACAGCGTCAATTTCTGGAGGAACAGTTTCATCAATTACAGTTTCGTCACCAGGAACTGCTGTTTGTGCAATTGAAACTGCAGCAACCTCATAAACATTATCCAAGAATGATGTGCCATTACCAACTATAGTATTATTTTTATACA